CCCGTATAGGCTTGAGTCTAGTATAAAGCCGTCTATTATCGGCTCTAGTGTGGTTAGTGTCGTTTTCCAGCTGTTAGGCGTAATTGCCATAGCTACGCCAAACACCTGTAAAGTTTTAGTTAAAGTAGATGAGCCCGGTTGGTTTGTAGTAATAGTTATAGGGTCAAAAAAATCTAAATCTAGGGCTGCGATTATGCCGGCATTATAGTTATCTGTGTATAAATCTAGGGTAATGGCATCACATCTAATAGAGGTTTCTTTACGGCTAGCTACATAGGCTTTAGCGTAATCTAGGGCTACTGCGTCTGTCTGCATTAGTAGGTTTTGTTGGTTATAGCTGTGAGCAAAATACTTAGCAATACTTGCTGCATCTGTAGCTACTTGTGCCGTTCCACCTGTACGGGTAATGCTAGCCTCATTGTAAATTAACGTATCATCTAGCCGCCAAACAGCGTCAAAGTAGCCTATATCTTGCCCGTTATCGTTAAACACAATAGGTGTGCCGCCTATGCTTGCCGTAGTTACGTTTCTATCTTGAAATACAAATGAGCCGCTAGCATCTACATATAGCGCGCCATACTCACTTATAGTTACGGTTTCCATAGCTGCAAGGCTGGTACGGGCCGTGCCGGGGTCTGCCTGCAAAGTAGTTAGCCCCGCGTCTACATCACGCATAGAGGCAGGCCAGCCTATCTGGTCTAAAATCTGGTTAATGCGTGTGCCGGATAAGTCGCCGGCGCTAGCCCCTGCTACCGTAGCTATTTGTGCGTTTTGGGCAAGTCTAAACGCATCTACCGCCGTTATTGTGGTATATACAACGTCTAACGCATTTTGTGGCGTAGTAGTGTTATAGCTAGTAATAAAGCCGCTAAATATAGGGTAAGTAACGCTGTTATAGGTAGCAGATATAGCTACTTTACGCATAGGGTCAAGCAAACCAAAATAAGGGCTATTAGGGTTTTGAGGGTTAAAATCACCGTTTTGGTCTACTATGCGTAACGTAAGTGTGCCGGTTTGAAATCTATCAGCTTGCGCGTTACGGCCTCTTTTAGTTTGTATGCTATCTACTACGTTAGATACATCTACAATTACAGCGGCGCTATCAGCTAATATATTTGTATCTAATATGCCTTCATCTAAAATCATAGCCTGAGCAAAACTTGGCCCGGTACTAAAGTTAATTACTGCGTTTATTGTAGGTAAGGTCATATAGCCGTTAGATTTCCACTATAAGTTAAAGAATTACCATAGCGGGTATTTTCTATAACTGCGTTTTGTACCACTTCAATAAGGCCGCTAGTTTTATCTACAATTTCTATGCGTATAGGTTCATCACGCATACGGACACGGGCAGGGTCAAAGCTAGAGCCCGGGCCTATACCCGGTGTATCAAACACGCCCATAGCTCTTAATCTTGCTTGCTCATCACCTAACACATTTAGAGCGTTAGTAGCCATAGCATCTGTAAGCGTATCTATATGCTCTTTTAATAAAAAGTTAATACCCGTGCCGGTGCTAGTAGCAGCGCGTAAACTAGTTAGTGTAGCTACTTGGCTAGCTAAACTGCCAGCGCCGCCGCCGCCACCACCACCACCGCCGCCGCCTCCACCACCACCGCCGCCGCCGCCGCCGCCAGCTGCTCCAGCGCCAGTACCCGGTATTAGAGGTGTTATTTTTATACCTGCCATTTTTAACAATAAATCTAAAGCATCTTGCAAGTTTTTCAAATCTATCAGCGCTTTAGGCATAAACTTATCGTAGATTTTTTCTATATCTTTTAACTTAAACTCTTGGCCTTGCAACGCGCCTAAAACGGCTAAATCCATATTTAGCTTTTTGGCTAGGCGTTGCGCCTCTGCTACTGCTAATTCTTTTTCTTTTTCAGTAGTTGCCGCTTGCGCTGCCGCTATAGCGTCCTCTAATTCAGCCATAGTTTGCTTAATAGATAAGCGCGTTAGGTCATTAGCTAGCTGTAGTTTTTGTTGGTCTGTAGCATTTACACCTAGTTTATTTATTTCTTCTTGCTTAGCTAATAGCGCTGCCTGTACTTGTATTTTGTCTAGGTCAAATACATCTTCACCCTTGCCTAAAGCTAAGGCAGCCTTATCTAACTTGGCCTGTCTTTCTTTTTCTTTGCGTTTTAATATCTCAGCATTAGCTTGTTTTTTAGCAAGCTCTGCTAATTTTTTAGCACGGTCTACCGCGGCTTTTTCTAGTTTAGCTAGTAATTCTTTTTGTCTTATTGTAAATGCGTCCTCAGTTTTAGGTTTAGGTTTTGGTCTTTCGTACATTTCACCTAAACCTACAGCTCTAAAACCAAACTCTGGAATACGCGCTAAAAAGCCTAAAACCGTACCGCCTAATTTCAATAAGTTAGCAAAACCTGTAGATAATTGCTCTATAACAAATTGTGCATCACTAGCCTCACCGCTGCCGGCAAAATTGCCTAACGCATCTACTAGGCCGCCGCCTATAATTTCTTGCGCGTTGCCAGTTGCTAAAGTTAAAACGTCCATCTTAAATGCTGTAGTGTCTAAGTAATCCTCAGCTGCACCTAAATTAGCCGTTAAGATTATGCCTACAATTTCTGAAAATGATTTAGTAGCTAGCTCAGCTGAGGTTAAACCTGTCTTATATTTTGATAAACCTTTAGTTTGTCCTACATAGGCTTTAGTTAGGTCATCTGTAACCGTAGCTAAATCTATTCCCGTGCCTCGGCTAATTGTTATAGCTTTGTTTAATAATTCTTGTGATTTAGTTAATGAGCCTGTAGTACTTAAAAGATTTTGAAATGCTGGCCTTAAAACATCATCTGCTATAGCAGAGGTTCTTTCTAGGTCTGCAATAAACTTAGTAATAGACGGGTTAGCAAAACCTATGCCTAAATTTTCTACAGCTCTGTTTAATCTTACTGCCGCTTTTTCGTCCTCTGCAAAGGCTTTAATAAACGTTTTGCTAAACTTTAATGCAGCGCCGGCAGCTAGGCTTACACCTAAAGTTTTACCTAAACTTTTTACCTTTTTTTCTAACTTGTTTACCGCTTTTTCAGATTCTAAAAAGCCTTTGCCCGTAGCTTGGCTAACTATATTTATTAGTAATTCAGTAGCCATTATGCAGCCATTTTTTCTTCAAACTTTACTTTGGCATTTTCTATAGCTTTGATTACAGCTGCATTAGCTACGCCGTTGTCCTCTGCCCACGCTCTATACATAGCGCGGCCTGTTTGTTTACGGCTAGGGCTGCCTACCATACCTTTAGGCCTAGCATTGACTAATTTACCTGTACCGTTCAAATTGTCTATAAATTGTTTACCAGCATTAGGGTTTAAGCTCTTAGAGCTATCTTTGCTTGTGCCTTGTGTTCTGCCATCTCGGTTTAAGCGCCCGGCAGTTTCATATATTGCACCGCCGGCGTTAGTTTGTTGTACTCTAGCTAAAGATACATAACCCGATTTGTTAGGTTTAGACGGTGTAACTCTGTAACCCAAACCGCGCTTAGCATCACTACTATTAAAAGTAGGGAACGCTCTATAATTACTTGTATCTATACTAGCTGTTTCTTTTACCCACCCGCTTAGTAATTGTGCGTCTGCCGGTATAAAGCCTCTAGCTCTAGCTACTACAGGGCGCAGCGCATTAGCCATTTCATTTTGAGTTTCTTTACCTAAATCTGGCATAAACTTTTTTAGTGCAAGTCTAAGCTCTAGGGCGTTTTCTACCTCTGTTGGCATCTTGCACCGCCTTTGCTCTATCGGTTAAAACTTTTAATATATTCTTAAACATTACATCATCTAAATCTAATAAATATTGGGGCGCTATGCCGGTTTCTACCGCTATTTGTGCGATTAGATAGCCAAAGCTACCACGCCCCACTATTCCAAAGGGTCATCATCTAGTACCTCAACTTTAGCTAAGGTTTCTAAAAACTCTGCCCCAAAACTTTTTACTACTTCCCCGCTAGTGCGTAAACACTCCCAAGCAAGCCAGTAGACATCACTTTGCTTTTCATCATCTCTAAAGGCTTTATGAAAACCTTTTTTAGCATACAGTTCAAAGGCGTACTCAATACGGGGTGTAATCTTATGCTCGGTTACGCTTCCGTCTGCCCTTGTTATTTTAAGTTTTGCCATTGTGTGCCCCTTTGTCTAGTTGGTTATGGTGTGGTGTCTACTACGATAGCTGAGTTACAGGTAAATGTAATACTCTGTGTAGAAATATCGCCAACAGCGCCGTTAATATCTGTAGTGTTATTAACTAATACTGTGGTTTGATATTCTGGATTAGTAGCGGAAACCGCGGCGCTAGTTTGTTTTAGCGTTAGTGGCACGGTTGTACCCCAAGCAGCCTGCAAAGTCTGTAGTACTTCACCGGTTGCAGTATCGTTTAGAAAATCAAGCGTAATAGTGCTAGCTTCCAAACCTTTAACAAACTTATGCGCGGTATCGCCCATAGCTGTTACTTCAAGCTCATCAAACGCGCGGTTAATAGTTGCGCTAGTAACGTGGTCTGATAAGTCCACGCTATTAAGCGTAACTACTACGCCATTAGATAGGAAAATTGCCATTTGTTATACCTCTGTTTCTTGTGTCGGTGTTTGTACGGGTGTTTCTTTTTTCTTTGTTTCTTTAACCTCTTTAGGCAATTCTTGCCCTATCTTGATTAGAAACGCTTTATCTTCGTCTGTAAGTGCCATTTTAGCTCCAGCTCGTTAGTACGGATATTTGTAAATCGCTTGTAAGCAAGTCGCCGCTAGGTAACGATAAAACGCTAGGTGCAGTTACAGCGGTAACGTTAAATACGATAGAGCTAGCAGCCAACTTATTAAACACGGCTACTATTGTGTCC